GTGAAGGCCGCCTGTTGATGTGAGCCAACAATCGCCATCAGTACCGTCTCCCGTAGTCAAAGCCATCCACCTCGGCGCGGCTCCACACGCTTTGCGCGTCCCCGCCGTCGGTGAGCAAGATGTCCACATACGGCCCGACCCCGTTGATCGGCACCCGCTCGGGCTTCTGCGCGCCGGCGCCCCAAGTGCCCGTGCCCCAGGTGCCCGTGCCCCACTCGCCCAACGCCCCGCCGGCGTTCGAAAGCGTGTAGTTACCGGACCCGTTCGCCGTGAGCCACGTCACCGCGCACTGCGTGCTGGCCTTCTGCCAGACTTGGAGGTACAGCCACTTGAAGGCCTTGAACTGCAGCGGATCGCCAAAGAACAGGCGCCGGCAGCGCACACTCAAGCTAAAGGTCGTCCCGCCAGTGCCGGTCGCCGGCACGTTGTCGCGATACTTGCCGGGCATATCGCACTGCGTGACATAGCCGCCCTCGTCTCCACGCAGGACGATCGGCTGCTTGTCGGCATCCACCGCCTCCCAGAGCGCGGTCGTGGCCGGATCGAGATAGCCGGCCGCGCACGGGCCCGTCCACGCCTGCAGCGCGTAGTTGAAGCGCAGCACGCCCACGTCGGGGACATACCACCAGACCTCGCGCAGGGCCCGGCGATGCACGCCAATGACCTGCTGCGCCGTGCTCAGATCCCAGCCGCGGATCAGCGGGTCGAGCTTGACCGAGGTCGGCGCTACCCCGCTCTCGGTCGCGACGTAGAAGCCGCGGTCAGAGAGGAAGTACACGCCCTGCGGGGTCGTGACGATGCTGCGCCCGCTGATCGCGCCGACATCGCTCGAGACGCCCTGCGCGCCGGCCGCGATCGCGATGTCGTCCTGCGTCAGGCCCGTAAAGCGCGAGATGCCCGAGACGTGGAAGATGAGCAGGCTCGAGCCGAAGGCGGCGAGCCCGGTGATGTTCTGGTCTGAGAACGTCCGCACGATCGCTTCGCCGCCGCCACTCGCGGTGACGCCGAGCGTGTCGCCGTTGTTCAGCGCGCTCCACCAGATTTTCTGGTCGGTGCCGGTGCAGCCGAACAGGCGCTGATTGTAGACCGCGAGCTGCGTGATCCCAGCCGGGGTGCTCGTCAAATTGACGGAGAGCGTGGTCCCGTCCCATTTGTTGAGCGACGTGGCCGTGTCGCCGTCGGCGATGTAGACCACCTCGGTCGTGGTCGTGCGGAAGCTCGCGAAGGCCGGCGCGCCGCTCGCCTTGAGGCTCCCGCTCTGGCTCGCGAAGGTCGCCGGTATGGCGTAGCTTCCCGTCCGTAACGTCCCGTTCGCGACCGCCAGCAGCTGCTGCGTGCCGTTGTCCTTGAGCCAGGCGAAGCCGTTCTGCACCCCGCTGGCGTGCAGCGCCGTATCGCTCAGGCGCTGGCTGCCTGGGCGCTTCTTGATGGCGCCGAACTCGTCCAGCACCGCCTCGTCCGCGCGCCGGATCTCGTTGGGGGCCAGCGCGTCGTCGTCCGCGGCGAGGTTGAGCCCGCCCCGGAAGTCGGCCTGCGCGTCGCGGACAGGCACGCGAGGCATTTAAACCGCCCCCCAGTCCCAGCGGTCGTCCATTGCTGCCATCCGCATCGGTCGCACCGTGATGCGGCCCACGTCCTGGTGCATCCGCTCGCGCAGTACCATCGCCATCTGCCGCAGCTCCACGGCCACGTTGGTCTCCGCGCCGCCCTTCATGTACATCGACGCGGCCGTCTCGTAGGCCAGCAGCAGGTCGTAGCCGTCCGGAAAGACAACCGGCGAGGTGTCGCTCGCAAGCAGGTCCGCGCGCTGCGGGAGGTGGTTGACCATCACCGTCACCTCAGAACCGGTCGTGGCCGGAATGAGCTGGATCTGCTCGCCTCGCTCGTACCAAACTTGGGGCAGGCTCACCTCGGTCGGGCTCTGCGGGTACTGCTCGTAGGTTGCCGGCTGATAGAAGAAGTTGCCGGCGTTGACGCTCAGGATGCGGTAGTGCGTCTCGGTCGCGTCCCCGGCTCCGCTGTTCAGGGCCGTCTTCAGGAAGCGCCCGTCCGCGTCGGTCGTGACCGTGCGCGCGCCCATCCGCAGGTGGCGATTGATGTTGAGTAAGTCCTTCCACTCGCGCCAATGCACCTCACCCAGCAGCTGCCGCTTGAGCGTCGCCCCCCAACGCGGCGCGTTCACCGCGTCGGCCATCTCCTCGACCAGCGTCAGCAGCGCGCCGCGCGTCATGCTCATGAGGGACGGTCTCCTTGCGCCGCCTTGCGACGCTTCGTGCGCGGGCTGTCGCCAATCCCGTGCGAGATCGGGTGCGCGTCAGTGGCGCCGATCGACAGCTTGAGCTCGTGCTTGGTCTGGCGCGCGTGCTTCTCTTCCTGCTCACTGAGGAAGGACTCGACGTGCGCCTCTTTCTGCTTGGTGTTGTGCTGCTGGACGCGGGCGATCGCCTCGGCGGCCTCCTGCCGCGGGTCCGTCGTGCGCCCGAAATGGCGCATGAGAATGCCCTCGGCCTGCTCGGCCGGGCAGTCAGGCGGCAACATCTTGAGGATGTCGAACGCCTCAGATTCGCGCATAAGGCCCTGCTGCACGAGCTCCCAGCGCGGGTCGCCCCGGCGCCACGCCTCGCAGATGGCCCAATACGCGCCCGCGACGGACGGCACCCACTTGATCGTGAGCCGCTCGTCCACCGCAGCCAGTAGCGACACCACTGACTGCGGCGGAACAGGCTCCCCCAGCGGGGTGACCAGCATCAGTTGAGCAGGAGCAGTTCGACCGTGACGACTAGGTCGTCCGGCTGCACCGTCACTGAGCCCGTGGTCACGAGCGAAATCTTGATAAGGTCGCCCGTGTCAAGCAGCTTCTGCTGGTCGGTCAGGGTGGTTAGGAGCGTGCCGGTCTGCAGCGTTTCCGCCGTCTTGGCGTTGATGTCGATCGCGTTGGACAGCGTCACGTTGCCCGCCGCCGACACGTCGCGCTTGACAAGCGTAACCGTGCAGTTCGTGGCCGCGGTCGGGTAGGTCTCGCAGGACACCACCACGCCACTCACGATCGCCTTGCGCGGCAACCCGCCCAGCGTGTGCGTCTGCGTGCCGGCGGCCAGCGTACCCGTGTTGATGCGCTGCGAAATGACGACCGGCTGCGTCCCGAACCGACCCGGCTTCGGCATGAAGTAGTTCAGCATCAGCAATCTCCGTGTGCTGGGGTGAGGGCTCGCGCCCCCACCCCGTCACCGTGGCAGGTTAGACGACCGGCGTGAAGCGCGCCGTGTCGGTGTATCCGACGATCGAGCCGTGCGCGTTGCGCTGGAACGTCATGATGTTGAAGTACGTCTTGAACGAGGTCTGGAAGGCGTCGCGCCCGTCGATGAAGCGCACCGCGCCCGAGTTCTCGTACTGCACCGGGCTCCAGTCGGCCGCATCCACCCACGACAGCGAGGGCTTGTGAATGCAGTAGACCGTGCCGGCCGGCTGGTACTCGTCGGCCACGAACGGCATCCCGTGCAGCTTGAGCGCCTTGTAGCCGCCGTTCAGCGTGAGCTCCTCGCCGCCCGTCACGTTGAAGCGACGCTGCGACAGGAAGGACTCGATGAACTTCTGCTGCAACCCGTAGGTGCCGATCAGCAGGAACTCGTCCGGGCTCGAGAGCGGACGCTTGCCGGAACGCGCGCCAATCGTGGCCGCGAGCTTCCAGATGTCCATCTCGTTCGGATCCGTCGCGCTGTCCGTGTCCGTGCCGGCCGTGAACTTGACGGCGTCCCAGCGCGCGTAGGTCGCGGCCGTGATGCCGTGCAGGTCGTTGTAGGCTGAGCCGCGGTTCGTGATGTTGATGAGCCCGTTCGCGTACTTGTTGTAGGCGTTGTCGGACTGGGTGGCCGCGACAATGATGTCGGTGGACACCGGGGCCGAGGTCAGGGCGGGCGAGAAGGTGAGCGTGACGTTGTCGCCGCTGTTCGAGACCGCGGTGATCGTGGTCTTGCCCTTCGAGCCGGAGCCCGCGCTGTTCAGCACCTCAACGAACATGCCCGGGTACAGCCAGAGGCCGCCCTGGCCGGCGTTCGCGACGCCGTAGGGGCTCGAGAACACGCCCGAGGTCGTGGTGCCCGTGGCCGTGCAGATGCCGCGGATGCCGAGCGCGTTGCCGTGGACATGCTCCTGCATACCCAGCTGCATCGCGCCGTCGATTTCCTCGGTGATCTTGGCCTTGAGGCTCATAAACGCGGCCTGCTTCGACTGCGTGCCCATGATGGCGAGGTTGTCGAACTCGCGGGTCACATAAAACCGCTTGATGCCGACGTTGCCCTGCACTTCGGTCGTCTCGGAGCTGTTCGGCAGGTAGCCGAGGTCCGAGGCGCCCCAGTTCACGGGCGGGTTGACGACCGTGTCGAAGTACAGGTTCTTGCCGCCCCACTTGAGGCTGCGGAGGCCACCCGGGCCGCTCTTCTTGATCTGCGCAAAGAGAACGGTCGAGATGGGGAAGAGGTTCTGCCGGATGTCGGCGTACACGTTCTTCAGGTTGCCCTGAAGCTCGGTATCGGTAATCAGAATCGGATTCGCAGGCATCTGCGGATCTCCTTATGTCGTTGGTGAGGTCATGCGTCCTGCCACGGGCGACCGATAATCATCGCCTTGGCTTCTTCGCGGGTGCGCGGCTTGGGCGCTGGCGGCGGCACATCGGCGCCCGCTCGGCCGGTGGGGGCCATCTGGCGCCCAACCTGTTGCACGAGCTGCTGCGCGCGCTGCTGCTGCTGCCGCACCTGCTGCTGCTGTTGCTGCTCCCGCTGGGCGCTGATCTGGTCCACCTTGGCCGCTTCCGCTTGTAACCACTGCCGGAAGGGGCCAGCCAGATACTGCGCGTACTCGGGCAGGCGCTGCGGAGGGATCACGCCGTTCTGCATCAGCGGCGCCGTGTCAATGCTGATCCGTCCGAGCTTCGCTTCGAGGCTCACCTGCGGGAAACCGTCCAGGATCTCTTCCTGTACGGGCTTGATGTTCTGCTCGAAGTACTGCGTGATCACTCCGACCGTCCGGGCCTGCTCCTCGCTGGCGCGGCGCTGCGCGTACTCCTGCTGCTGCTGTTGCTCCATGCGCGCAAGGCGAGCCTCGGGCGCGTTGAGCTGACTCCACTGGTCTCGCCGTTCAAGATAGGCGGATTCGTCGTTCAGGATCTCCAAATTCAGGGCGCGCTGGGCCTCCAGCTCGGCCTGCATGGCCTCGAACTGCTGCACCA